TGGACAATTACCTGCAACCCAACCATTTGAGACTCGAATTTTTCTTGTGCCTAATAAATGAAATAATTGGATAATATGTTGAGTATCCATTAGTCATATGAAAGTTCCTCTTGGGCTTTTCCACAAACATATGCATATAGAATAATCGAATACATAATTGAATCAGTAATCTTTTCTTTCCACGTTTCTAAAGAATGATGATGTGGTGGTTTGTGTTCTAAATCTCGACACATATCAAGTATTGATACTTCATGTTTACTACGCAACGACATTAAATACATAGGTAACGACATACCTAACATGTTACTGCCTTCAATGAAATTATGAAACCTATCATTATTTCGAGCATACTCTCCACCCTTTAACGTGTTCTTGGCAAGTATTTCATCAATAATTTCGTTCAAATAAACTTGGAATGTTCTTTCGTTCATGTTGTAATCTCCTTTAGATTGATAAATTTGAATCTGTATCATTAAGTTTAAATCGTAAAACTGCTGTTAATTCAGGTGCATCTTTCCAATGAGCTTTACCTTGAATGTATCTAAAATCAGGTAATGGTTTTCTATCTAAAAATTTTTGAACTTTATCATCTAATGGATGTGTTTTATCTGCCATGGCTCTACAAACCGTATCCAAAATTGTATGAAGACTCTGTTTTTCTAAAGGTTCTAAAGATTGCATAACCCAATAAAATTTTAACATATTAGCAACAAATCTTTTTAATTTATTCTTGAAACGAGTATCAAATGTTAGTTCTCTTTTCATAATGTAATCGTATCCTGCATATCGAAAGAGGTATTGTTTAGTTCATTTGGTTCCACTTCTTGAAAATTCATTGTTTGCCAATCCCAATGTATGAAGATATTCTCAAGCTTTGAATCTCTGGATGCTAACATTAAAATTTCTCTACGGTCTAATATATCAAGTTCTCTAATACCAAATACAACAGATGCTATCTGCCCAATTGCATCTGATAATGCAATTTGGTCTATCTTTAGATTTTTTGTTGTACTTCTATTCATCTGATATGAGCATACAATTGGAATATGATTATGCATAGCAAGCTGTTTAATTTCTTGTATCACATTTAAGACTTGTTCCCACATACTCTTAAAGCCTGTTTTACTTTTTAATAGATATGCACCATCAATGAATATAATATCTGGTTGTTTTACTTTAATAAATTGATTTAATGTTAGTAAATTCTGGTCTAATCTGCCTTCTATTACAATAAGATTTTGTTTAATTTTATCAATTTCTAATAGTAATTTCTTTTCCATATCATTTGTTAAAATAGTATTATACAATGAGTAGGCCATTGGTAATAAGCATGCTGATATGCGTTGTAAAATATGTGGTATCATCATTTCCATTGATACTATTAAGACTTTCTTATTTATTAGAAGACTGGAAATAGCACTATATATCATTAAGATAGTCTTACCAAGTTTAGGCCTACCACAGAATACATATACTTCACCAGGTGCATAGCCACCAAATGTCTTATCAAATGTTGGCCAACCTGTTGGTAATCCTAATTGCCCTAACTTCAAATGCTGTTCTTTTATTCTTTCAAGATGTTTTCTAAATACTTCAACTAATTGGTCTTGAGTAGCTATATCCGTAGAAGTATCTTGTAATTGTGCACTTAATAAATTAGTAATAGACTCGAGGAGTTCACCAGGTTGTTCTGAAGACATACTTGTAATACGTTGTATTGTATTTAATAAATGCTTTTGATAACGAAGATTGACCTGGTCAACCCAATACTCGAGAGGATGTTCCTGATATAATGGGATTAAATCATTAAGGAAAGAAACAGGAGGGAGCTGTTGATATTTTACAAGATAATCCCCAATGTGAGTATAAGCATCTAATTCAGCTGGGTCTAATAAATAGACCATCCGAATTCGATTAAACTCTTCAATATCTTGGTCGAATAAAATACGCTTGAGATATTCCAAGCCTGCTAACATAAAAATTCCTTTCTTCAAAGTTCTACATTATTTTACCATCTTCTCAATTCAAATTCAAGATTATTTTTTACATGCAGAAATTGGTTGAAGACATAGTCACAAAATCAAATTTAAGGCCTCTAATCGCCACCAGGTTAAGTCCTGAATAAAAAAGAATACTATCATACCCTTTTTTCTGCTGCTCGTAGCTACGAGGCATTTAAGGCCATTTCTGGCCAAACCAGCTCATCCACGAACTCCCGATGTATATAACCATAAGTTTGCATTTGTTTGGCTAAAAAAGTCTGCACCTTTAACGGAGCTAACCTAATTTGGCGAGTGGATAATTCAATGTAATTTTTCTCGGTAGTAGGACGATAGACGACACGTGCATATATTGAATCTAAAATATATTCTTGCAAAGAATATTGAATATGATTATTGAAAACAGACTCTAATTGGGTCAATACAGGATGCGGGTAGAAAAAAAATGGGGTTATATGTTCTCGATTAAGTTTTGAGAAAGATGCCAAATCATCATGTAAGTAATCAACTAATAATTCAAAATTTCTATCTACATAATTTACAACTTTCAAAAAATCAGACTGTGCTGGTTTTAAATATGTAGCGGCATTTTTAAGGATACCTTTTTCCGCATAGGAACAACGGTAACCATGATTTACGAAAAACCAACGGTCAGCTGTAAAAATCCCTTTTTGGTGTTTCTCTTTTAATCCTGTTAATATTTGCTCCATATCCATAGAAAATTTCCCCATTCTGTAAAATATATGCTTTTGAAAATCATTATCATTCATCTTGGATTCTCTTTTCCTGAAAATATCAGATTTAATTTTAACAAAATTTTGAGTTCTATGCAATAGGATTTTAAAAATCCAAACGGTTTGGGAAATGAGATGTAGATTTGACTGCACGAATGTTATAGACTCTGCCGAAGGCAGAGGCTATGACACAGAGTGCTGGGTCTGGCTTTTGGTCAAATTCAGGATGAAATGTAGAATATGCAGAAAATCCTATATTACATGCCATCAGGTATTTTTCAAATTATGTCATTTCATGACCTATTGGAATTTGAAATCTGGCATTTCGATAGTCTTTTTTTATTTTTCTTATTTATTTATATTTATATTTATATAAATATATACATATATTGCAAAAATTGTGCCTGGAAATTCGTTTCCTACCTACTGGAAATTCGTTTACCAACTTTATACTTAAAGGCCATAAATGTCATGGTAAAGTTTGGACATGATTGTCGTATAAAATTATACATTTTTATTCTAATTGTAATATAAATTTTTATTAAATGAGTCTTGGCAGACTGTATTTTTTGTGGTAAAATAGTGTCAAATTCAATAAGGGGATTGCCATGAAAAAAAATCTTATACATTTGATTGATTATTATCATTTGGCACCATCACTTAAATGGTCTGATTTGGTCATATTGCATGCGTTATATCTTTGTGGGGAGGAATGTTTAAAGAGGGCATTTATTCATGAACATGTTATTATTATACATCGTCTTTTGCATCCTCAAGAGAATGTTAATTTTGATACAATGCGTAAAGCAATAGATGCTTTGATACATAAGGATTACATTATTCAAGATGGGGATTATATCTCATTTAATATGGATTTACTTACATTGAAAGAGCAAACAATTTGTAATCGAACCAATTATTTGTTAACAACATTTTTAGATGTAAAAGATTTAATGTTATTAGATTTTATTACATATTGGTATTTTCAAGCTAATAAATCTGAATATCATGCTATGAAATGGGATGATTTCGTAAGAATTTCACATGATAAATTTACAGAACAATTCCAAATGACATTTAAGCAGATAAATAATCGTTTGAAAAAATTATGTGAATTAAAATTTTTGAATATGAAAAAGATTGCCATTAACAAGGTTAAACCGGTTGCTTTATATAAGCCTGAATTACAATATCAGGCATGGGTTGATTTGAATAACGATATAGTCGCAGTTTCTTATAAGGATGAGATTACCCAGCATGTATTTTTGAATTGTGATTTCGAGTATCCTAAACACAGTATAAGCCCACAGGAACAGTTATCATATGAAGAAGGGTGTGGGTATATACAAGAAGATTTGTTGGGTAAGATGTGTATATGTTATTTATGGTCACATGGTCATATTAAGCGTAATAGTGAAAACGTTTTCATTTGAAGGGAGCTGTTATGAATCGACCAGAATGGGATGAGTATTTCATGGCAATTGCTTATTTGGTATCTACTCGTTCAACCTGTATGCGAAGAGCGGTTGGGGCGGTGTTGGTTAAAGACAATCGTATTCTATGTACAGGTTACAATGGAGCACCTTCAGGGCTGCGTCATTGTATGGAGATAGGTTGTCTGCGTGATAAATTAAAAATACCATCAGGTGAGCGCCATGAATTATGCCGAGGTCTTCATGCCGAACAGAATACATTAGTTCAGGCTGCCAGGCATGGCATAGTCGTAGCTGATTCCATCCTTTACTGCACCACATTCCCTTGCGTAATCTGCGCCAAAATGCTTATCAATGCAGGTGTTAAAGCTATCTTTTACAGTCAGGGATATGCAGATAATTTGACGCAGGATATGTTAAAGGAAGCTGGTGTTGCAATAACATTTAAAGATTGTGCCCAGAATGCAAATTATATTGTATCAGTATCTTGTGATTGATGGTTTTTGCTTGACTTATTTCAATAAGTAAGTTATAATAATAAACATAAGCAGCGTAAGTCTCCTCCTGATAGCCATTTTTACATGGCCACCCCCTTGAAAATCCCCTTTCTTGGTTCTCTAATAGCTTACGCTGCTTATATTTTATGCCTGCCTAATTTGTTTCCCAAATTTATCCACTAATTCCTGTAATTCATCTTTTTTGATACTGCATAATGGTTTTATTTGTTGTGCTTGATTGATTATTATATCCTCGGTTAATGGAGTATTTTCATAAAACGTTTGCCTTAATGCTTGTTGGATACAATTTTCAATTTCAGCACCTGTAAAATCGGTCATATATTCATTGATTTTGTCCAAGTTAAAATGATGGTATTGTTCCGGTAAATGTATCTTTATAATTTGTAATCTATCTGATGGTGTTGGTGTATTTACAAACCATATCTCATCGAAGCGACCCTTCCGCAGTAGTTCAGGTGGTAATTGAGATATATTATTTGCTGTGCATGCAAAGAAGTTATTGTTATTTGCATCCTGTAAATATCCTAAAAACATTCCTAACAAACGATTTGTTACACCACTATCATTATTTGAGTTATGCCCTGCAAAAGCTTTCTCGATTTCATCACATAGAATAACGGCTGGTGCAAGGTTGTCCATTGTTTGTAATGCCTGGTAAAAATACTGTTCAGATTCCCCAACCAAGCTATGTAATACGCTCTGAATATTAAACTGGTATAGTGGCAATTTTAACAACGTTGCTGCCATTTTTGCCACGAGGGTTTTGCCTGTTCCTGGGATACCTAATAAGAACATCCCTTTGACAGGTTTAAGTCCATATTTCATGGCAGCATCCAGATTTTGGTAAATCTTGGCTGTTTGGCATAACCATTGTTTAAGAGTATTCAAACCACCGACTTGTTCCATATCAATCGTGGCAGGAATATAAGTTAGTAATTGTTGATTATTAAAAATTTGATTTTTATAAGTATAAATTTTTTGTATATTCACGCTTTTGGTTTCAGGATTGATAGCGTGAGTTAAAGCGCCAATAATTTGAGAGGTGGTTAGATTTCGAGTGGCATCAATAAGTTTTGTTACATTTGTCGTATTGATAAACTGGCTTATGATGTCCTTGCGTTCTTGTTCAGTCAATGGTGGGAGTATAAGCTGTAATATGTATTGCTTATATTCCGTTGGGATGGGTTTTGTTCCCGCTATAATAACGGTTAAGCCTGTTTTTTGATACAAATTTTGAATGCGTTCTAAACTGACATTCACAATTGTATGATTCCAGCCTTTAATAAATACCACCTGTTGGGGTGGTGAGTATTGTCGTGGCTGTGTCCAGGCTTCGACAGTTGGCAATGCGGAAGCGGGGGTATATTTACAATTACGCAGGGTGGAAACTATGCTTTTGACATAAGTCTCCACCCTGTTCACCTCTTCTGTTTGGATATAAATAAGAGGTGTGCCTTTTACTATACATTCGTGAAGCTCATTCCACATCGAATTGCTCGACGGATTTTCTGATAGCTTGGGCTGTAGGGCTATCCTGCCCTGCATGGTGCATGATGAACTCTGAACAGATATAAGTCAATGCTACATTAGGGTTGCCTGTTACTGCCAAATCACGGGCAATTTGCAATGCCTCCTTGTAGATTTCATATTGTTCAGGGTTCAAGCTGAATTTGACATGTTCAGGGCTTTTATTTGCTTCTCGGTATTTTTCATGGATTTTTGTTTGCACAGCTCTGAAAGGTAGCTCTTTAGCCTCCTCAATCATATCCAAGACTTCGGCCGCCTCTAAAGATACATTCAAAGCGAGTTTGGCTATCTCATTGAATTTTGTCCATCCCATATCAATTAAAAGTTCAGGTTCCAGATTGTATTTTTCAATCACTTTCCCGATTTTAACTTTATATAGGAACATTTCATAACTTATCGTGTTGGCAAATTCTGTTTTAACAAATTCTTTGAAGCTCTTGTAATTCAAAGATTGCCATTCTTTGCCTTTGTAGATTTCCCATGATGTAATTGCTGTGTTAACCCAGCCATCACTTTCTTTGTGCATGGCTTGGAGGAATTGCTGCACTAATTTAGTAATTACCATTTGTTGTTGGTTGGCTTTGGCCATAATGCCTCCTTGTGTTATTTTTTGGTTTGCTGGTATGTTTGAGACAATCGGGCAATCTCATTACAAGATTACCTTGCATTTCCAAATATGTATTAAGTAAAAAACATTTTGGTCGCATATTGATAAAATTTAGAAACTTACAATTGGTTAAGTTTTTTTGTTTGTCATAATATTGGCATGTTCGTTTGCCAGAACACCAGTTAATAGTAATAGAATTGTTTACCATACGAGACGCTCCTTTCCTGTGATTTTTGGATAAAATACTTTTGCTGTTCCTTGTTGTTTTTGTTCCCATTCAAAACGTGGTGCCCAAATGGTGCTATTATGTTGGATTATTAAAAAGGCTGCCACGGAAAAACTTAAACGAAAATTATTTATAAATATAAAGATTTGGTGAGTATTATGGGATAAAATTTCTTTAACGATTTCATCCCTGAAGTATAATACCTCATCATTTGCCAGATTATCCTGCAGCATCATGATTTCACGAATTCTGTCTGATGGATAAATGATATTATCTGATGGGTCGAATAATAATTCTAAAGGGACTTGTTGGTTAGATAGGAAATAGCACGTCATAGTTGTCTCCGAAATGCCTTGAGAATTTGTTCGCTACATGCAAAAACAGCCATGAAACCAACCAATACAACACTAAACATGAATAGTTCTACCATATATCCCCCTTATCAAAAAAATTCCCTGGGCAACAATGTTGCCCAGGGTTTGATTTATTTCTTTACTTTTAAGTTAACTTTAATAATTTCCTTAAATTCTTTGGTGAGTGCTTGCAGGTCAATTTCAGACAGATACTTCTTGACCGCTGTTATTTGAACTTTACAGCATGCCAAGAAATGTTCTTTCCCGACCTTTTTGTAAACCGCTTCCGCATCCAGTATAGCCTGGTTTTCTTTAATGACCGAGGCAATATACTTATTACCTTCATAAATACCAAGCCCTTTTTCTCGTAGTTCTCCCTTGATTTGGTCAATCTCGGCTTCAAGGGCTTTTTGCTGTTGGACAAGGTCACCAAGTCTGTCAACCAGTGCTGTGACCGTTTGTGCCATTTCTTTGGTTTTTTGTTGTGTTTTCATGGTAAATCCCCCTTTCATTTATTATTTGATACGATTATAAGCCTTTTTTGGAAAAAAGTCAAGATTATTTTATATCTTGCCAAAATTCAAATTTGTATTATAATAAGACCAAAAAATGAAAACGTTTTCATTTTTTGGAGGAAAGAATTATGGCTACTAAAGATATGTTGGCATCGTTGGATGATGTCTCTTCATTGGCTGAAGCCTTTGAAGAAGGCATGAAGGCCTTTCGAACATTGAAGTCTGCTAAAGAACGGGCTTTTGTGCATGAATTTGTACTCACACAGTCGCCGTTTAAAGCGGCGTGTAAGGTTGGCATCAGCCCCAAAATTGCCCATGCCTGGGGCTATAAAGTTTTGCAGAACGAGAACGTGCGCAAGGCAATCAAGTTCTTTCAAAAAGAACTGGAGTTCGAATACAACTTGCGCAAAGAATTTTTTATAATCACCTTGCGTCAAATTATTGACGACCCTGAAACCAAGCCTTCCGATAAGGTTAGCGCCTTGAATTTACTGGCTAAATTATCAGGTCATTTAAGTGATACGTCCTCATCGGTGCAGCAATTAGTTATTCTGAAGCACCAAGGCTTGGATGAAACGATTGAAATAAAACCACAGCCTATTGACATGGATAAAGTTTAGGGTTAGATATACAAAAAACACCAAGAAAGGGGGAAAGCATGAAAAAGTCTAATCTTACAATGGCGTTTAGGGCGTATTGGTCTGATTTGGTTTGGTTGTATCAGACGGGTTCATCCTGTGAAGATTTTGTAAATCTCATGGATGAAGACCTCGAGTTACTATTCGAGGAAGCTGATAAACCGTATGAGCCGTGGCGGGAATTTGTGTCGTCATTTCAGCTCCCACCTAAAGAATTCTTTAATGTCACCAAAGATTATCTCACTTCATAGAGGGAAAAATGCCAAAAACAATCTATTTAACAACCGATAGTGCAGATAATGGTATTAACATTACTTGGGTACCCTCGAGGCAAAGATTAAACATAAGCGGATGGTTTGATTCTTTTGTTGGTATCGAGGGTAAGTCTATGTTTTTAATCGATTTTTTTACAGAACTTGGTATTACTGAAAAAGATTGCATAAAGGCATTTAAATCAAAAAATAAGATACAAAATATGAAAGGGGATTGAATTATGGAATTTATCTTTTTGCTTATTATTTCGTTTTTATGTTTTATAGTATGTTTTACATTGATATGTTTATTTGATGAATTTATTACACCATTTATTTATAAATTATTTAGGAGATAAAACCATGATAGAATTTACATGCAAAGTAAGTGACTTACTGGAAAAATTAGAATCCTTGTCAAAAGCCAAGTTATTGACACCTAAATGTTATTATGATGTGAATTGTCGTATCCTAAAGACACAATGTGAGCTATGTGTAAATGTTAAAGCTCATAATAATAATCATTATAAGTATAGTGATTATTATGCTTATATTGATGTTGAAAACTGTGCAGGTCAAGGAATGTTTGGGATTCCACACGCCTTTGATTTATTGCCTGCATTTAGGACACTTGATAAGAATGATGTTGTTACGTTTAAGTATGATAAAGATACTCTTAAGATTATGTGCAAGGATGATATACTTTATAATGATTGGTCATCCGAGCCAGATGATAGTTATATAAATATATTAAATACATTTGAATTTGATGATGTTGTTTATTTATCATTCGATTTCTTTGATGTTATCAAAAATTTATTGAAAGTTATTCCACCGAATAAAGGGTGGAAAGATACACATTTTAATAGTGTAGTCTTGAATAGTCATCCTTTACAATCCAATAGTTTAGTGATTTTACGCACTGATAGTATGCGTTTAATGTATTATGATTTTGAGATGGAGACTGCGTGGCCTTTTGGTCGTATTGTGGTGCCACGAGATGCAATAGCTTGGTTAACAAAACTAAAAAAGAAAAGAAGTGACCAAATCATAGTTAAGCAGCATGGTGATTATATATCTTTTGAATATGATACATATCGTATGATTTGTGGTATTACCAAAGAGTTTCCGTCTGCGGTTCATGATTTTATTAAATTGGGTGTTGATTATTTTTCAGGGTTTGCTACTAAAGCTTTATTGCAAGATATTCAGTATGCAACGATGGGTAATGGTGATAGACCAGTAACTATTAAAGCTAAACAACAACAAGCTGAAATTGTAAGTGATGATAACTTACGCAAGAGAAGAATGAATTGCGCAATTGACTCTGATAAAGAATTAGACTTAACTGTATATGCGTCTCAATTAACTTCCTTGTTGAATGTATGTGGGAGTCAAGTATATATTTATCAATTATCTGGGCTTACTAATATATATCGAATTACTTCCCCAGATAAGAATTTTAATTATATTATTAGAGGTTTTGATACACAAAAATAAACGGAGGATTGTATTCAAGTCAATGAAGATTGGGCTTTATGACCATGAGAATAACGGTTATCCGAATTTAGCTTTAATGAAACTGTCTGCATGGCATAAAGCCCATGGTGATACAGTGGAATGGTTTAATCCGATTATGGGGGGTTATGATAGAATTTATACGTCAAAAATTTTTACATGGACACCATCAAATCTATATTTGCCACCAGAAATAACAGTATATGGTGGCACAGGATTTGATATTACCAAAACATTAGATGATGAAGTTGAAAACATGGTGCCTGATTATAGCCTTTATAATTGTGATAAATCTTATGGTTTTTTGACACGAGGTTGTATTAGGTCGTGTCCTTGGTGTTTTGTTCCAAGGAAAGAAGGCAAGATAAGAGCTCATCACGATATAGAGGATTTTGCGAGGCATAAAGAAGTTGTTTTGATGGATAATAATGTATTGGCTCATCCTCATGGGATAGCCCAGATTGAGAAGATAGCCAAATTGGGATTAAAAGTAGATTTTAACCAAGGGCTTGATGCACGGTTGATTGATGATGGTATCGCACGTTTGCTTGGTAAGGTTAAATGGTCACCATATATACGTTTAGCTTGTGATTCTCTTTCAATGATGGAGTCAGTTCGGAAAGCTGTTGAATTATTACGATGGCATAATGTTACACCATCCAAGTATTTTTGCTATGTTCTTGTTAAGGATATTGATGATGCTTTGGAAAGGGTGCGGTTTTTGAAAGGCATATATGTTAATCCATTTTGCCAACCATATAGAGATATGGAAGGCAATGAGCCGACACAAGAGCAAAAACATTTTGCCCGATGGTGTAACCATAAAGCAATATATAATACTGTTCCATGGGAAGATTATAAAGCACAGAAATAAATTAACAGGAGGAGAAAATTATGGCTATATCAGAACAGGAAAAGCTTTTGTTGGTAGATTTTTTTCAAAAAAAATTTAATGTTCTTGATGAATTTTTTGAAAATTTACGTGCGTGTTTGGGGCGTGTAAAGTCAACTGATGACCCCAACGACATTCTATCTGAAATCTACTTATTGGTATGGGATTGTAAAATTGACCTCTTTGATGTGAATAATTGGTATAATCAAGAGTTAAAGAAGATAAAGGGGGGATGATTATGGAGAAGTCATTTGATGAAACCTTATTAGACCTAAAGAAGAAATTTACAATCGTAGATTGCTTTTTTATTCAGTTAGATGAATTGTTTTTGTTTTATAAATGGGGTGATGATACTCAACTCTATTCGTTAGATTTCTTGGAAGATTTTATAGATGTAATAGACGCCTGTTGGATAAATGGCCCTTGTATTGAATCAGGAGGATAGAATTATGGTAAGGTTGTTTGTATTAACACAAAACAAGATAACGGATGTGCAGATTAAGGATGTTCGAGAATATCTCAACGTGGATGATGAAATAATCTATGCACCAGATGAGATATTAAAGAGATGGGTTTCAATTCCACCAGAGATTTGTAGTTGGGATTTATTAGATTACATTAACACAATCTTTGATTGGTTAGAGAGTGTATCACCCAAGCCCTACGATTTATTACTTATAGATGGTGATATTGTAGCAACGTGTTATATTGTTAATTGGATGTATAAACATAAAAAGACTACATGTATTACTCCAGTAATACGTTGGAGTACGATTGCAGAGATGCAACCAGATGGGAGTATTATCAAAAAAGAGATGCCACAATACGTTAGGTTTAGGAAGTTTTTTGCATGCTAAAACTCATGTGTTAATATCAAATCCAAATCCATACGGAGGAAACAACAATGGCTAAAACAATGATTGTTCTGATGAACCACAAGCTCACGGCGGAGCAACAGGATGATGCTCATGAAACTCTTGGTGTCACTGATTTTCTTTATCCACCGAAAGAGTTTTTAGACATCTGGGCTAATATTCCAGCAGATGCAAATATGTGGAATATTCAGGCCCATTTGGTGCCGGTCTATGAATGGCTTGAGTCGGTTATTCAGCCCCATAGTATCATCTTGGTTCAGGGTGAAATGGTGGCTACTTACCAGTTTGTTAATGCTGTTAGGCAGACGTTTGCCATGCAGGACGTGCGCTGTGTAGCGGCGACAAGTTGTCGTGCATCGGTAGAGGAAGAGCTACCGGATGGCACTATCCAGAAAAAGTCTATCTTTAGACATGTAAGGTTTAGAGCTTATTATTAACCTTACATGACTTATAGCGGCGTGCTGATGGTAATATCGGCCGCCGCTTATATGTTTTTGATTACGCCCAAATGGTGGAATTGGCAGACACAAGAGACTTAAAATCTCTCGGCGGCAACGCCTTGACGGTTCGAGTCCGTCTTTGGGCAATAAGCTTTTCACCATATATTTTTTTATGCTTATGTTTGGCTCACCTAATAATCTTTGGCTAAACTAAAAATGAAAACGTTTTCATTTTTTGAGGCAATTGGCACACATTGTAGTAATAGCACACATTGTAGGCTTATTATTTTTTTGGGCTATCTTTTCAGGGTTTAAGTTTATATGTAGAATTTTATCTATCATATCTTGTATTTGATAGAGGTTGCATTGTGTGCTTTTTTTGCTATATTGGAATTAACAAAAATAAACAAGAAAGGGGATTAAGAACATGAAACACAAGTTAGCCACGTTATCAAAATCTGATTTTATCGAGGTGATGAGTAAGTCTTCACACTGTTCGCTTTCTTACAACGGGTTGGAGATTTTATACAATTATCTCACAGCTATTCAAAAGGATTTGGGTCAAGCGATAGAGTTTCACCCTGTGGTTTTGAGTTGTGATTTTATCGAGCGCACAGTGTATGATATCATTGAGTTAAATGATATTACCCTTGATGTGGATTCTACGGATGAAGAAACGCTCGAGATAGCATTGAATCAACTGGCAAAATTCACTATTATTTTGGGTGTGACTGATAAAGGCACGATAGTTTATAAGGATTATTAAGAAAGGGGATTAAGAACATGACATACAAGTTAACCACAAAGTTAGAAGAGCGGGCTAAAATAGACACAATTTTACGGGCTTCCAATCTACATTATGAGTTTGTGGGTGATTGGGTACATGACTGTTTTTATTATAGTGTTTATTTGTTCGACATATACGTCCATTGTGAGGACGTAGAAAAGTGGTGTAAGTATTTAAGAAAACATTACTTAAAACATATAACGACGGATGTGGATGTGTTATCGTCTGGTGGGTGTTTGTTGGCTGTTGAAGGCTTACTTACATTTAAGCCGAAATAAAAATGAAAGGGGATTACGAACATGAAAATGACAAACTTCGAAAAGGTCGAGTGTTATCTCAATGGATTAAATCTGCCATATAGTCTTATCAAGGCTTGGAAACGTGATGAGACTTATTCTTTTTTGTTTCTTATCCATGCAAAACATTATATCTACTGGCATTATTATTTGTATGAGCGTTTACGTGATGGATATGAAGCATTTTTGCAAGTATTGCCAGATAAGTTAGGCGGGAATTATATCGTACTCAAAGTCACGGGTTTCAAGTTTTACCGTGACTGGGAGCCGTTAAATTAAAATCTAAATAAGAAAGGATAAAAAATTATGTTAAAAACAATTAGCTGTGATGATTTTATTCAGGAAATGCGGTGGTATGTTGACCCCGAGGTTTTATCAGATGAGGCCCTCGAGGTTATCTTTGAGCATGTCAATGAATTTTTGGGGCCTGGCATTGAATTGACTGAATCTGTTAAGGATTACATTGTGGACACCTACCGTGAGACCTCGATTTGGGATTTGATGGAGCGCCTTGACTGGTTACTCGAGCGCCTGGACAATATAGAATGTATGTCATCCGCTATATTGGTAGTTTTGGCCACCGATGAGTTAATTCTTTCCGACTGGCGGTCATTTGTAGGTGAGACTTCCAAAGGCCTGGTCTATCTGAAATAGTCAAATCAAATACATTATCATATCTCATTTTTGGGGGTGCTATAATCTTTATGGCGCCCCCTAAACAATTCTTATTTCACAAAAAATAACTTTGCACACATTGTATGACACATTGTAGGCATCCTATCTTATTATATCTTTTTGTGTGTTGGTGGGTGGTATTTTTGGGCTTTTTAACCTCGAGGTTTAAGCACACATGGCGGGGCTTGTAAAGAGAATGAAATATGTTATCCTGGAATTGCCACAAGGCGAAATACAATATCATAAGAAAGGGGATAACAAAAATGCTGGTAAATAGTTCAACAAACTATCGGCTATCAAGGTTATACTCAATTTTAGAGTTATCTGACCTTGTTTACGAGTTTGCATGGGATGGGCGTTCTGATAACGATTATTATCTTGATTATTATATCTGGTATAACGATATAGACGCCTGGTTTAGCCATTTCAAAAAATTTTATATTACTGACAATTTAAATGTCTATGTTGATATTGAAGTATTGGATGGTCATGATTGTACCATGACCTTAACCTTAAAAGACTTTTTCAAAAATGAAAGGGGTTAAAAAAAATGAAAGATATTAAAGAAATTTTTCCACCAAAAAAATTTTGGCGTATTTTATCTAATGGTTATTGGTTTTTGAGAAATAGCGCTATGGCTTTTCTCGTTCAGAACATTGAAAGGCATAAGAAATGCAAAAAACATTATGATATTACTTTGATTACTAATCCTAATGATAAAATCGTTTGGGTGCGCTTTTTGGAAACATACAAGCTGGATTTTACATGGCTTGATAGTACTGAGCCTGATATACAGTTTTTAAAAATTACTAAAGTTAAACTGTTATAATATGGCATTTTTGTTCCTGGTAAATTCATGTCATGAGATAAAACAGGCTATCATTGCCGAGTCTTTACATAGTCTGTTTTATCTCAAAAAATAACTCATTTAAAACATTATCATGCCTGGGGTTGTTATAGGCATATCCTTTATAACAGTCCCCATAAAAATTTTATTGTTTTCAAAAAACTTAATCGGGCGCACATTGTAGCACACATTGTATATATCCTATCCTCCCGCCTGCGCTGTTCCCGGCGCTTTCGGGCTTTTTGACCTCGAGGATAAGGGCCCGGCATAAACGAATATCACAGGGTTGCAGTTGCAATGAGATATGATATTCTGATATTGCCACAAGGCGAAATTAAATAAGAAAGGGAGATAAGACAATGATTATCACAGAGTTTGAGGTCGAAGGGCTTGGCGCCCGGAACGGGAATTTTTGTATAGGGTCAACGTTAATTTACAAGGGTCTGCAAAAAGACCCTTGGTTTCACCATTTTGTTGTAAGTGGGGCGCCTAAATTTTTATTTTATTTTACTGAAGATTGTATAATTTCAACAAGCGATGGCATCATACGTCGTTATGGTGAAATTGACCTCTTAAGGCTTCCGTTTCAAAAATCCTGTTTATTTTTTGAGCAGGACCGGGACAACCCGGAAGTATTTTACAGAGGGTATATGTCATGCCATGGTGTCAAATGGCATACATATAGTTATGAGTGGGATATTTAACTTTAAACAAGATAGGGGGCTAAAAAAATGGATGAATTCAACTGGACTTATTACAGGAATGTGGACGGGAAAGTGGTCAAAGTATTTTTCCCATTTGAAAATGTGGTAAGTAATGTCGGGGGCATTTTTAGAGGCAGCCGTGTAATTCCCACCATTGCATTTGACGAGGACTGCAGTAAAGCGGTCCTTATATGTAATGGCAGTGATTTACTGTTTCTCACCACAAAATGGTGGGAAATCGTAGAGGGAGATGTCACCATTTATCACGTTGAGGGAATGGCAGTACTGCAGTCCTCTCAACCCTTTATACTCCGGCCCATAAACTGGCCTGAAAAGGAAGGATGGAGTTTTAGAATAGCCTCCCGTGAGGGAGATACAGGCTGGCGTAAAATCTAAACCCTAAAGGGTATGATTAAAATTCATACCCTTTAGGGTTTTTTGTTGTAAAAAATTTCAAAAATCCAAGAAAGGGATAAAATTATGATTAAATATAGCAATTTAATAATTTACGGGCTGGCTAAAAAAGACTTGCCGGCCAAGGGCTATGTTCTGCATTTCGGCCAAAAAGGCGCTAAACATCTTTATCAATTCTATTCCGAGGATAGGCCATTCACTTTTTTAACAAGAGGAATTGAGCATCTTACACAATTCCTCCCGGACCCTCCCGAAAATCAATACGTCTGCATTAGAAAGGGTTTTATTCAACCCGTTTCTCAATGCGAAATCATTTCATATGCACATTACTTTTATGGCAAACAACAACAAAATGTTACCGTGTTTGCTATGAAAGCCGATGGCGTTTTTGCGCAAGATGGTAAATTTTTTACGATTAAAAATAACAGAATAATAAAAAAATGAAAGGAATAAAAAAATGACTAATAAAGAATTGGATGGAGCGCTAAAATTAAATGACTTATTATTTGAAAGTGGATTGCCTTATTTAATAAGTTCAGTGACATGTCAAGTAAATAAAAAATTTTGTTCCTGTTCTTTTTTCGGAAAGCTCACTGATTTTTCAGAGTGGAGAGAATTTTTAAAATATAACAGTAATTTTACGCACTGGAATTTTTCACCTATGGATATCAATTTCCCATGGATTGTGTCGTTTTATGTAGAATTTAATTTACAGGATAAAAAAATGATTATAGAAACGGGCCCGGAAGGACAATGGATTATTTCTACAATAGTGGACGGTCATTTAATGTCTAAACAGTTTTTCGGGTATTCAAAAAAAGAGGCTGTAAAATTATTCAATCAATATATTAAAAATGAAAGGGAGGAATTAAAGAAATGAAATACACATTATCAAAATTTGATTTTATAGACGGAATGCAGAGTGAACCTAACAATCCATTTTCCTATAATGGATTGGAAATCATTTGGGATTTTTTGAATGAGTATGAACAAGACGCCTCCGAAGAAATTGAATTTGACCCTGTATCCTTTAGGTGCGATTTTTGTGAGCAAACAGTTAAAGAAATTATTTATGATTATAAACTTGTTGTTGACAATAAGTTAACAGACGTTGAACAACAAGATTTTGTATTAGATTATTTACATCAAAAAACAACTATCCTGGGCGTTACACAAGAGGGTACGATTGTATTTCAAAACTTCTAATAAATAAAAAAGAAAGGATATTGACCTATGTTAACTCATTTAACATTTCACAAGTTTGCGCATGACTTGCGCTCAGTTTTTTCGCCTAATGCGGCGTTAATTTTATGGGATTATTTCGACCAACAGGAAATGATTCAAAGGGAACCGATATTTTATGACCCTTGGGCCATAATAAATACTTATCGTGAAATCCCATTGAATGCAGTCACGAATGAACAAGTTATAGGCATAACAGCTAAAGGAACTGCAGTTGTCATGGAAAGAAATTAGATATTGTTTTTCAAAACTTTTAATGAAAGGAAATAAAAAAATGAAAACATTTTTTAATTCAAAAGGGCTTATCGTGTTAGGGTTTAATGACAATTCGGGCCGGACAATTGTACCGCACGGAAAGCTTGAAGTATGTCAATATTCTTATGGAAAAAAGTTTTATAAACTTACACCACACACAGACAAGGGATATTGGATTGACATTATTCATGATTACGTCGAACCGATTTGCGGCTGTAAAGTGGTGGAGGAGAGGTCGCCATCTTGCAGTGGTGATAGCCCCATATCTTTAATCGCCCTGGATGACCTTGCGCTCATTCGGATATATAGAAACGCCGAGGGCTCATATTGGATTTTTAAAGATGGTAATTATTACAGCATCGCAAAAGAGTGGCTATTATATAACGCCTTAATTCCTGGAGTGGCGGAACGTGATATCGTAGAAGGGCCGAATCAAATATCAGGCACAATTCAAGATATTCTCATGAATCTTATTAAGGATTAACGCCATGGAATACATTATCATTTTATGGGCCTGGTGCGTTTTTGTGATGTATTACGTTTCACATAAGTAATTCTTAACAGACCTCGATTTCATTCCCTGGAGTCGAGGTCTTTTTTTATTTTATTTCTTATCAGTAATAGTTATCATTATCAATTTTTTTTCTTATAAGGTACTTTATCAATTATAGTTATTATTATTATTATTAAATTTTTCGTATCGTACCTTACTTATAATCTTTGGCCACCCTACGGCCTATCGGACACAAGGCCTATGGTATATTGGACACATAGTGGCCGAACTGTGTGAGGCTTTTATACCTCTTTAGAAAAATAGAAAAGGAAAATTGAAAAAAATTTATATAGAATATCTTTCAAAAAATAAAAAATGATATATAGTAGTAACGTTTTCATGGGGCTCAAAAAAAATGAAAACGTTTTAATTTTATGTTGAGGTTGTTTTATGAGTATTGATGAGTTATTATGTTTATTTAGGCGTATTTTAATTGAGCATATTGATAGTAGTATTGCATTGAATGATGTAGCATTACATCATGGTTATGATTTTAATGATTTATTGAAGAGAGTGCAGCGTTTAGCTACTGGTGGTCATCCTGTAGCTATTGAATTGTTAGAGGTGTTTAATGAGTAAGCCGCAGGTTATTAGTTTTAGTTTTGATGATGCTCCAACTCTAAAAGCATTCATGTTAGATAAGCATCGTATTAAAGCTGTTATGGGGCCTGTGGGCTCGGGTAAGAGCTCGGCGTGTGTAATGCATTTATTACGAACTGCACAGCAGCAGGCTGTCATCCCTGGGACTAATGTTAGGCGCACGAGGTATGTTATTGTGCGTAATACAGTGAAGGAGTTGAAGGATACTACAAAGAAGACTATTGATGAGTGGATTACACCTCTTAAGCCTATATGGCGTGAGAATGAGCAGAGGTATATGTTGAAATTTGGTTTAGAGGATGGGACAATAGTTGATACGGAGTGGTTATTACGTGCTTTGGATAGGCCAGAGCAGTTGAAAGACCTTTTGTCATTGGAAGTTAGTGGCGCTTGGTTGAATGAAGGTCGTGAGATACCGAAAGAGGTATTTGTATTATTAGATTCTCGTATCAATAGGTATCCTCGTAAATTGAAAGAGTATAACTTTGAATGTAGTTACCCATATATTATAATTGATACTAACCCTCCTGATGTTGATGGTTGGTTTTATAAGTATTTTGAGGAGCTTATCAACACCACACCTGAATTACAGAATAAATCTATTATTTTTAAGCAGCCATCTGGTTTAAGTCCTGAAGCGGAGAATATATCAAATTTACCCACAGGGTATTACCAGAATTTGGTATTAGGTAATGACCCCGACTGGGTGAAGATTTATGTGCATGGTGAGTATGGTTACACACGGGATGGTAAGCCAGTATTTAGTTTATTTACACCATCTATACATATATCAAAAGAGCCTCTTATTCCAATTCGTGGCATACCATTAACTATTGGAATGGATTTTGGGTTATATGTTGCTGCTGTTATTACACAGGTGTTGCCTAATGGAACATTTAGGGTATATGATGAGCTTGTTTCAGAGGATGCAACGGATGTTGATACGTTTGTTGTTGAGCGGTTATTGCCATTATTACAAACGAAGTATATGAATTGGCCTTATACAGTTATTGGTGACCCTGCTGGTAATGCAAGGTCACAGTTAAATGTTACCAGAACATGTTTTACTACACTGCGTTCAAGAGGTATTAAGGCATTTGCCGCTTATACCAATGCCATTGGTGCAAGATTGCAGGCTGTTAATAATTATTTGACCAGGTTTATTAAAGGTGAGCCTGCATTTTTAATTGATAATGAGTGTAAATACTTAATTCGTGGCTTGACAAGTAAGTATTGTTTTCGTAGATTACGTTTAGTAGGCGACCGTTATTCAGATGTTCCTGATAAGAATATGTATAGCCATATAGCTGATGCATTGACATATGCGTGTTTAGGCTATACAGCAAGGCAAATTAACAATGAAGATAATACCTTTACCCATACAGGTATTAACCAGTATGGCTTAAGAGCACAGGGGTGGTTTTAATGGATGATTTTAATTCAGTTTTAAATAATTATGAATCACTAAATAACAATAATCCTGATGATGCAGCATTAAAAAATAATGAATTAAATAATTTAACACCATTAGTTGAGAAAGTTATGTCTGATTTGAATCGGGCAGTGACTGCGAAATACCCGATTATGAATAGGATTATTGCTGCGTTATATTCAATGCAGAATGAATATACACCTGAAAAATTAAGAGAGATTAGAACTGATGCTGGTGGTTCAGAGTTATTTATTCCGTTGATTAACATGAAGGTTCGTGCAGGTAAGGCGTGGTTATCAGACATATATGCTGATGAGGATACGTTATTTGAATTAAAACCAACTCCGATACCTGATGTGCCTGACCAAATTGAGCAGCAGTTACAGCAACAGTTGATGCAAACTTTGCAGCCATTACTTCAGAGTGGTGCTACAATAGACCCACAAACACAGCAAGTTATTCAAGAACAAACCAAAGATGATTTAATGAATATGGTAAAAGACCGAGCTGATAAATTAGCACAAAAAATGCAGCAGCAAATTTATGACCAGTTTATACAGGGTGGGTTTTACAAAGCGTTTTCATCTGTGTTATATGATTTAGTATTATTTCCTGCTGGTATTTTGAAAGGGCCTGTGTTACGCCGTGAGCAGGTCTTTATGAAAAATTCCAAGGAACCTACCTCCACGATTATACCTACATACAATCGAGTTAATCCTATTGACCTTTACCCATCACCAACATCCACTGATATTGATAGTGATTATATTGTTGAGATTTTACATTTAGCACCTGCTGATTTATACAATTTAATTGGTGTTGAGGGATTCAATGAAGATGCTATTAGGAGTGTTTTATCTCGTTATACAGGTGGGTATTTAGCAGTAACAGTTGGTGGGGTGGATAGTGCTGTTCAAGAATTGCGACAGCAATTTGAAGGTAAAAATTATTTCCAAGGTGATGTTATTGATGTTATTGAGTATTGGGGCACAATAAGAGGTTCAGTTTTACAAGAAGAAGGTATTGCCGATACATTAGGTGTGCCTATTGATGATGTTGGTTATTATAATATGTGTATTTGGGTAGCTGATAGCACCGTCATTAAAGCGATGTTAAATCCTGACCCTCTGGGACATAAACCATATACTAAAACATCATTTGTTGAAATACCAGATAGTTTTTGGGGGTTATCAATAGCTGATATTCTAAAACCACTACAAGAGGCGTTAAACGCCCTTGCTCGTAGTGCTATTAACAATTCGATTATATCATCAGGGCCTATTATTGAACGGAATGTTGACCGTATCAATGTATCAGAACAGAAACAAGTTTTTCCATTTATGATGATAGACGCACATGAGTCAGCTATGAATAGTGCTCCTGCTGTGCGTATGTATAATGTTCCACCTACCGTGCAACAGTTAATAGAAATGATGCAAACGATTTATAAGTTTGCAGAAGATTTATCAGGTATTCCATCTTATGAGTCTGGAACTTTAACACAGGCTTCATTAGGTAGAACAGCATCTGGATTATCAATGTTACATACTAATGCATCACGTGGTATTAAAGATGTGGTGAATAATATTGATACAAATTTAATTGAACCAATAGTAAAGAAACAATATTACTTTAATTTACAATATTTAACTGATATAGCTGATGTGCCTGATTACGAGATTAATGCTCAAGGCGTATCTATTTTGGATGAGAAGGCCTCGCAAGTACAGCGTGCATTGGAATTCTTACAGATTACATCTAATCCTATGGATACACAATTACTTGGTGTTGAGGGCAGACGTTACTTATTGGAGCAGATTTCAGATAATTTAGGTTTAGATACTGATAAGATATTTGCATCAAGCCCAGAACTACAGCAATTCTTACAGCAATTACAACAGCAGCAAGGTCAAGCGCCAGTTCCAAACCAAGGTCAGCAACCGCAAGGACAAGTTCCATTTACAAATCAAGGCAATGGTAATCCAGTTATTGACAAAGCGCAGGATTTAGGGCAGAATGTTAATCAATTTAGTTCCGAAAATGGGAGATAACGATGTCATCAAAGATAACAACTAATGAAGATTTACAAAGGGTGCTACATAGTTTGCCAATTGAGCATAAAGAAAGGTTAGTTAATACATTACAAGAGTTAATATCATCACAAGTTAACTTATTATTAGGTGCCTCTGAAATAGGCACTGTAAGGTTTTTACAGGGCTATACAGCGGCAATCGTTGAAATCGTTGGTATTTTGCGTAATAAACTTACTTTTGGAGGGTAATAACCATGGCTAAAGATAAAAAATGGCTTTCAAAGTTGGCACCTACATTGAAAAAAGGAGCTTTTACACAGCAGTGTGGTGGTAAAGTTACTGATGAATGTATTCAGCAAGGGTTAAATAGTCCTAATCCTACTACCAAAAAGAGAGCTGCATTAGCTAAAACGTTTAGAAAAATGGCTAAAAAGAAATAGGAGGTGGGTAAATGGCGGCACCTCCATGTTTAGATGAGTCAGAAGTTAGGAATTTAATTAATGAAATATTATCCCAAAATGCTGTTTTTAAGCAATATTGTGATGAACGACATAAAGAAGTTGCTAAACTTTCTCAACTTCTTGAAAAATTAGAAAGTAAAATTAACCAGTTTTATACTATTTTAATTATGACATTAACATCAGTAGTTATAAATTTAGCACTGCTAATATTTCAGAAGGTGTAACTATGCAGATTGAATTTTCTATTTGTCATAATGAAGGTTGTGAATTAAAACAGCGTTGTATTAGGAATATATCACATCATCTTGAGCATAAAGATAATGTTATTTCTAATTTTATGGCGAGTCCTCAGCAAGGGTTTTGTTATTATTTTTTACCATTAGAGGCTTTTGCTATGCAGAAAGAAATTGACCCAACGTTTAAGGGTTAGGTGAATGATATGGATGTTAAATTATTTCGTGGTGATACCTGGTTGCGCACATGGGTCTTGAAAGATGCAACCGAAGCACCAATAAATTTAACAGGGGCGTCAGCTCGGTTGTATTTACGAGATAGTCAACAAACACTTGTGTTACAGGCAACGAGTGCAAATAATTTATTGACTATAACACCACTTGAAGGTCGTATTGATTTACAGGTGCCTTATAGTCAGATGAATTTACCTGTTGGAAAATATAAATATGATTTAGAAGTTACTCATGCTAATGGTGTGCGTAAAACATATGAGCAAAATATGCTACAAATTCTTGAAGATGTAACACATGATTAACTATGAGTGATGAAATAATTATTTATACAAGTGATAACACAAATGTTTGTATCGTAGAGCAACCTGTTGTTCTATCCGATAATGTATTACCAGGTCCTCCAGGACCTTCGGGACCTCCTGGTATTGGTAGTATAAGTAAAGATACTGATAATACAATTACACTAGGTTCTGATAATGGTATTTATTGTTCAGCCGTGTTAAATGGCACAATTCATTGGTAGGAGATTATTATGGCAGTTATTAAAATTCACAAAGTTACAGCGTTACCAGCCACATTAGACGGTCATGCAGTTTATTTAGTAGCGCCTGCGGCCAAGCCCAATTATGTTGAGATGTATGTTACGAATGCTGATGCAACAGTTACCAAACGTGTTATTACCAGTGATGACGTTCAGGCAATGATTGATGCTTCTATATCTGCGGCTGGGGGTGGTGTTATAATTGTTAACACTATTTCCGATAGAGATGCCTTGACGAAGCATAATGGGATGTATGTTCTTGTGCTTGATGCCACAGGAGATAATACTGTTTCATCTGGTTCAGCTTCTTATGTATGGCGTGATGCTAATTCGAGCTGGATTAAACTGACTGAATATGAGTCATTAGACTTACAGTTAACATGGGACAAGATAACTGGTAAGCCATCGTCAACCCCTGCCCAGCTTGATACTGCGGTTACTAATAGTCATACTCACAGTAATATGACACAATTGAGTAAGATTGATGAGGACGCAAATGGGAATTTAATTTATGGTGGTAATCCACCCAGGGCAAGACTGGAGACAGCGGGGTGGTAAATGGGAGTTATTAGCTTTGCAAAGGTAGTATCAAATCTTCCAAATCCTATAGTGGCTGATACCGTTTATTTGGTGCGGAATGGGTCTGGGTTTGATTTATATGTTACAGATACTACGGGTTCCATTGCTTACACCACTAATACTGTATCGAAAGCTGGTGATACCATGACAGGCCCGCTGGTGCTTTCAGATAACGCAACAACAGCATTGCAAGCGGTGCCAAAACAACAGCTTGATGCAGCGATAGCAGGTGTTAATATCTTTTCGATAAATGCCCAGACAGGAACTACCTATACCCTGGCGCTTACAGATACCTCGAAGCTGATAACTCTTAACAATGCTTCCGCCATTACGGTTACAGTGCCAGCAAATTCCTCCGTTGCATTTTCTATCGGGACACAAATCAACTGTATCCAAACAGGCGCTGGGAAGGTTACATTTAGCCCAGCATCAGGTGTAACTATCAACTCCAAAGCAGGGAATAAGAGCATCTCGGCACAATGGGTTGGGGTTTCACTTATCAAAACTGATACTGATGTGTGGGTATTATTAGGAGACTTGACGAGTTAGTGTTTACACCAGGTATTATACAATATAGTATTTCAGTAAGTGCACATTACCAAATTGCCATTGTGCATGCTACGAGCCCTTATATTTCGGCATACTCTTGGTCTTCGGCTGGATTTGGCACTAAGTTTGCCAATCCTGCTAAATTACCACCTAATACTGGCCGTGGTGTAGTATTCTCACCTAATGGTAATGCTGTCGCTCTTGCACATTCTACCAGCCCTTATATTTCAGCATATCCGTGGTCATCATCTGGATTTGGTACTAAGTTTACAAGTCCTGCTACCTTACCTGCTGGTACTGGATATGGAGTAGCATTCTCCCATGATGGAACTGTGGTTGCCGTTGCACATGCTAATAGCCCTTATGTTTCGGCATATCCGTGGTCTGCATCATCTGGATTTGGTACTAAGTTTACCAATCCTTCCACAGTACCTGCTGGTACTGGAGATGGTGTAGCATTTTCTCCTGATGGCACTACTATTGCTGTTGCACATGCTACTACGCCTTTTGTTTCGGCATACTCTTGGTCATCGTCTGGATTTGGTACCAAGTTTGCAAATCCTTCCACAGTACCTACAAGTACTGGCAATGGTATAGTGTTTTCGCCTGATGGTACTGCGGTTGTTGTTGCGCATTCTGGAAGTCCTTATGTTGCAGCATATTCTTGGTCGTCATCTGGTTTCGGTACCAAGTTTTCCAATCCTAACACATTACCTTCTGGTACTGGTGATGGTGTAGCATTTTTCCCTGATGGTACTGCTATTTCCATTGCGCATGTTAACAGCCCTTATGTTTCAGTATATCATTGGTCATCGTCTGGTTTCGGCACCCTATTTAACGACCCTACCACATTACCTGCTGGGGATGGATATGGAGTAGCATTTTCGCCTGCTGGTACGGAGATTGCCATTGCACATACTAATAGCCCTTATGTTTCGGCATATCAATGGTCATCGTCTGGATTTGGTACCAAGTTTGCCGACCCTGCTACATTACCTGCTGGTAATGGCAATGGTGTAGCATTTACTTCAAATTAAAAGGAGATATAAATTATGCTTTACACACAATTACCCGCTAATTACAAGTATGATGTTATCGCAGATGCTATTTATGCCCGTGAGATTGAATACTTCCACTATGATTTTGACCGTATTAACTTTGAGAATATGCTTGAAAGTTTACCAGATGGGTCAGATAAAGATGATATAAAGTCACGACTATCTATTACTATTGAACAGATGCAGAAGGTTGAGTTAATAATAAAGGCCTTGAAGGCACAAATAGATGATACCGAAGCATACAATGCAGCTGTTGAACGCATGACTGCGAAACGACTTGCTGCAAGTAATACCGAATAGGTGGTGAAATTAAAATAACTAAAAACGGAGGTATTATGATGAAAAAATTTTGTGTATTTTTGCTATTATTAGGATTGTTGATTTACCAGAAGGCTGATGCATTTCTTATTGGCTCGTGCCCTGTTGATGGTAAGACATTAACTGGGTCATTTAATGGTATGACTTATCAGACATCATCTATTGATTGTGATGATTATGGTGTATGTAAGACAATGTTGATGTGGACTACTGATAATTTATCTTACCAGATTTCTAACTTGACTTTTAATTGTTCTGGTTCATCTTTTCTTATTGATACTGTTAGGTGTTTTTTTAATGCTAATACTTATAATTTAACTTGTGTTTTGGCTAATGATAATGATATGATGAATTTTACAGCAAATGGTCAGACCTATTCATATCCAAAAACTACTCCTATGGTGTTATTTATGGTGCGTTGAATGCAAAACAAAGACTATTTACTTAAAATTGTTGATGAAATAGCGGCTAAATACAATTTAGATTCAGCATTAGTTAAAGCTATAATAGAAGTTGAAAGTGGTTGGGATGAAACATCCTTTCGCTTTGAAAAGAGTCTATATGACAAATACATACAGAAATCTGACTCATTCAAAGTTGTTCCACCCGAAACTATTGATACTACTTTAGTTTTATTATCATCATCGATGGGATTGATGCAAATGTTAGGGTCAACTGCAAGGAGTATAGGTTTTAACCAACGGCTTTCAGCTTTATTTAATCCTGAAGTTAATATTGATGTTGGATGTAGATATTTAGCAATGTTGTGGAAGAATTATTCTAATAAGTATGGCGTTAAAGGTGTAATTTCAGCTTATAATGCTGGTAAGCCATTACTAAACAATGATGGTACTTTTGTTAATGCTGATTATGTAAATAAAGTTAGTGCAATTATGCCTTGGTATTAATGGTTGGAGGTAATTTTATGAATTTTTTAGATTGGTGGCAAGTTATTTATAAAGGTTATGAATTATCTAATGCCACTGCTTGGAAACATATTCAGAATGCTATTAACGTTGTGGCAGGGATTTTGTTTTTTGTTGTTCAGAATTACCAATTACCTATTGATAAGGATATGGTTAATTTATTAGCTGGTGGAATTGTGGCTGTTGTTAACATTATTTTAACGATTGCCACAAGTAAAAGAATTGGATTACCAACAGGAGGTGATACATGAATATTTCAACTATAATTCAGCAGAATGCTTTGATTGGGTTAGCTAAATGGATTACAGCACCAGAAGCTTGGGACAATGTTAAACAAGCTGTTGCAGCAATAAATGAAAATCCAAATTTATCTGGTGATGAGAAACGAGCTATTATTTTTACTAATTTGAAAGAAGCTGGTTGGAAATGGGCTAATTGGGCACTTAATTTAGTAATTGAGATTGCAGTTTCAATTATTAAAATGCAGGCCCAACAGCAATCATTAAATGGTGAACATTAATATACTTGACATAAATTTTATTTTACTTTATATTTTTTATAAATTTTCTTATAGGAGGTCATTAAAATGGCTATCGTTAATGCAACTAAAGGTTCTGGTCTTCCGTATCGTGGTGCACAGAAAGTATTTGTTATTGATGCACTGGTTGATTTTGATGCGCTTAATGTTGCTTCTGGTGATACAGTTGAGGCATTGAATGTTGGGACAGGTACTCGTGTATTAGGCACCGAGGTTGAAATTGTGAAAGCATCTGATGCTGCTACGAGTGCTGCCGCAACACTTGGTGATACAGAGAATGCTACGGGATTTATAAACACTGTTGATTTAAAGGGCGCAGTTGGTAGTGTAACTACTACTCCTGGTTCTTATGGTTATGCTCGTAGATATACTGCAAACGATACTATAAACATTGTTCCAACATATACTGGTGCAGTTACTATTAAGGGTGCAGTAAAAGTTAGAGCTATTTGTGCTTATATGGGTTAATAAGGAGCTTTTATGACAGAAGTAATAGATAAAATTAGAACAGAGACGGATGCGTTGGCAAAAGAATTTTTTGGTGATGGAACCACACCGCCTGTTCAGTCAAATGATAATCAACTTACAACAGTTGATGACCAGACTGGAGTAACACCAGCGGTATCTTCTGTATCCGACGATGAGACTCAACAGACTATTGAGCCATCTCAAGATACTACGGAAAATTGGGAAACCAAATATAAAACATTACAGGGAAAGTATAATGCAGAAGTTCCTCGGCTTAATCAGGAAGTTAAAGGTTTAAGAGATGAGTCTGCAAAATTAAAGGCAAAAGTTGAACTGTTTGAACAGTTAGTGGCTCAACAGGTTGCTCAACAGCCAGTTCAGAAACAGGACACTGAAGAGCTTGAGCCAGAAATTAAACAGCTTCAAGAGGATTTTCCAGAAATATACAAAGCTGTAATGAAAGTAGTTGAGAAACATGGAGTCTCTAAACAAGACTTACAGAATGTAAACCAGCAAGTGCAGAATGCACAGATGTCATCGTTTTATAGTAGGTTAGCACAAAAAGTTCCTGATTGGGAAACATTGAATACTGATAAGGACTTTCTAACTTGGCTACAGGAGCCAGCTGATTTTACTAATAAAACGAAGCAGCAGTTGTTGCAGGACGCTGCATATGCTGGGAATGTTGATTTAGTGGCTAAATTCTTTTTAACATACAAAAATCAAAATTCTACGTCAGCAGCAGATGAGTCTAAATTTTCTAATATGGTAGCTCCTCCTAAAGGTAGGTCACCTACAGCGGTTACAAGTAATTCAGCTTCTAAACCGATATTTACGGCACAGCAGGTTGAACAATTTTACCGTGATAAGAGTTTAGGTCGCCTTTCAAAGGAAAAAGCTAATCAAATGGAAGAGGCTATTCTGGCTGCTGCGAAGGATAAACGAATTAAATTTTAGGAGGTTTTATTATGTCTATTGCAAGAGCAGCAGGCTATCCTGATTATACATTTGATGATGCGTCGAAATATATTCCTTTGATATTTGCGGGCAAGACTCTTGAAAAGTTCTATGCTAAAACTATTGCTACGCAGATTTCTGTAACGGATTATTTTGGTGACCTTAAGAATGTTGGTGACCGTGTTATAATTCGTACTGTTCCCAATATTACCATTCGTGATTACCAGAAAGGAGCACAGATTCAGTTAGAATATCCAGAGTCTCCTGCTGTTGAATTATCAATCAATCGTGCAAAGTATTATAATTTTGCAATTGATGATATTGATATTAAACAGATGGATATGAATTGGATGTCTAAATTCAGTGATGATGCAGCCCATCAGTTAAAGATTGTGTATGATACTGAATTTTTCCAGACTATTTATACACAGGCTGATGCTAATAACCAGGGTGTAACGGCTGGTAAAATAAGTCATAACCTAAATTTAGGTGCCACTGGAGCACCTGTAGTTATTGGTTCTACTAATAATGCTGCGATTGATGTTATTGTTCGTTGTTGGCAGGCTCTCGATGAGCAGGATGTTCCAGAAACTGATAGGTTTATGGTAGTTCCGCCTGCTATTATGGCTAAATTTATGACTTCTGACCTTCGCATGGCGCATGAAATGGGTGATAATAAATCTATTGTTCGCACTATGGATGTTGGGTCAGTAGCCAATTTTAGCTTTTATACCTCGAATTTGTTAGCTAAAGACGCTAATGGTTACCATTGTGTGTTTGGTTCAAAGAAATCATTAGTGTATATTATGCAGCTAACAAAGAATGAGCTTTATAGGCCACAGCAGACCTTTGCTAATGCTATGAAGGGTTTGGCGGTTTATGATTTTGCTGTTTTATATCCAAAATTGTTTGGTCATTTGTATGCTATCTAAATGAATTAGGGGGGCACTTCGGTGCCCCCTTTTGGAGGATTTATGCGATATATTAAAAATACAGATACAGATGTTTTATTTGAAGCAACACCTATTTTGGAGAAAGAGGTAGAACGTCGTAGATTTACCAATTTAATTCTAATTGATGACGATGAGATAGATTCTGCCGATGATACTACTGAAACAGATTCAGAGGATGTTACTACAAATAAAAAGCGTGGTAGGAAAGCATAAATGACTTACCAAGATATTATTGATGCAACCAGACGTAGATTAGATGACTTGGTTGACCCATTCTTATGGTCAGATGATGACTTAATAGATGCGTTAAATCAAGCATTATCTTATTTAGTTACTAATGCCAGTTTATTGCATAGTGATAGAACTATGCCTGTTACGGCTGGTTCGTCTGTAATTACTGTTGATAATAGTATTTTTGGTATTTTAAGTTGTAAATTTAATACATCTGTATTGCAAAAAGTTGATTATAGTTATTTAGTTAATCTATATTCAATAATTGAGATTCCTACGACTGATATTCCTCAATTATATCATTTTGATAATGTTTCAAAACAGATATTTTTCTACCCAATCCCCAAAATAGATGGTACATTATTTTTAAGAACGCAGGATACCATCTTTATTACTGTAAGTAATCTTAATACTTCAATTGCATTTGAAGAAAGTTGGCAACCTTCATTAGTAGATGGTGTTTGTGCTTTTGCTTACCGTAAGGCTGATACTGAAGTTTATGACCGTCAAGTAGCTGATAGTTATTTACAGCGGTTCAATCAATGGGTTGAATTCTTGAAACAAAAAGTGTTATTACAAACACAAAGTTATATCCATACAACTGGGATACCACGAGGGTTATTGTGAAACCTATAGTTTTTAATAAATTTGAAGGGTCACAAAAATTACAAGATAATTCTATTAGATTTTTATATAATTATTTAGTGACTCGTGATAGGCGTTTACACAAAGTTCCTAAATTTGACGTTTTTCAAGCATTTTATAAAGCACATTCGCTTTTTACTTTTGGTGATTATTTATTTTTTGTTGCCAGAGCCAATTCAACAGATAATGATTCTTTATTTTTATATAATTTAGGAACTAACCAACAACAAATGTTACGTTCTTTATCCTCTAAAGATAAACCTGTTTTTTATACTATGTTAGATGAGGATACATTTTTGATAGGAAACACAGATTTCTTATCTATGTTTATTGAGGATACATTTAAGGATATTGATAGTGGATTACCACCGTGTGATAATTTAGTTATTTATCAGGCACGGTTAATGGGTAATCGTGGTAATATATTACTTTTTACGTTTCCGTTTAATTTCGACTTTGATGGCACAACAAATAGCATACCATTTGATGCTACTATTACAAATTTATATGTTTTGGCCACAGGTTTATTAGTCACCACAACGCAAGATATTTCTTTATTGAGTGATGAATTTCCGTTACCAAAACGCACAATTTTAGCACAAGAAGGTGTTTTGCCTAATACTATTAGTTCATTTTATTATAAAGATACTGAATTTTTAGTTTGGGCAAGTCCAACTGGTTTGAGACTATATAATGGACAGCAAGTAATGCCTGTTAGTGATAATAAAATAGATTTTCAAGCATCTGGTAGAGGTGCTATATTTTCAGTACCAGAGCTTGATTTGACTGGTGTAGGCTTACAGCAAGTTGGTTTTGGTGACCAAATGGATGCTGTAATTATTCGAAATGGTAAATTGATTTAGGAGGTTTCATATGAGTAATATGAAATTACATGGTTTATGGGAAATACAGCACATTCGTGATGGAAGAGTGCTGCATAAAGAATGTGGCGAAAACATAGTTCCTTATGAAGGTATGAACCGTATTTTAGATGCTTTGCGTGGTGGTGTTACTTTGTCGACTACTTGGTATGTATCGTTGTTTAAAGGTAATGTTACACCTGCTTTAACAGATACTGCTGCTTCGGCATTAAGTGCGACTGGTAGTTATGGTGAATGCCAGGATACTGATTTTTCACCAGCTACTAACCGCACGCAAATTACATTTGGTTCCGCATCTAATGGGAGTATGACTTCTACCAATACTATGCAGTTTACAGCGATACAGAATTTGACTGTATATGGTGGTTTTGTTACTGATACTCAACCAAAAAATGATAAAACAGGTGTTTTGTTATCTGCTAAACGATTTGCTTCAGCTCGTGCTGTATTGGCAAATGATATTATTCAGGTAACAGTAACTTACACTATGACATCCAGTTAAAATCGGGGTGGCCGCAAGGCCACCTTTTGAAGGTTTAGTATGACTACATATTGTTTAGATTATAAAAAAGGTAATGATAATAATGATGGATTAAGTTGGTCAACAGCTAAAAAGACATTATCAGCATTTAGTGGATTTAATCCAGGTGATATTATTAAATTTGCTAAAAGTCCAGCACCAGTTGCTATTGGTAATGCTACGTGGACAAATTTATCAAAAGCAGTTCAATTATCGACATTGCAAAATGCTATAATCGAGCCTTGTGAAACTGCATGGACAGCTGCAAATAGTTATGTAACATGCAGCACTACAACCACCCGTAAATCTGGTTCATATTCCAGCACAATTTCTCTTCAATATGCTTTTACAACTGGCAAAATTGCTTATAAATCATTAGCAAATTTAGATTTGAGTAGTTATTCGAGAATTTCATTCTGGTTATACTTATCAGGAACTATTACAATAGACCAGGTATTTCAAATTAAATTATGTTCAGATAGTTCTGGGAATACACCAGTTAAAACATTCAATTTTCCACCATTACCAGCAATAGGTAGTTGGATTCCAATTACTTTATCATCTAATGAGGGTGGTAATATCGGTTCTGGTATAAATTCTATTGCTCTATATGCTTTAGTTGACCCTAATACTCCTACAATTTATTTAGATAATATTGTTGCTTGCACTGATATAGGACCACATTTGTGTGCATTGATTTCAAAAAATAATTTAGAGCAAGGTGGTGATGAACCATGGCTTGCTATTCAATCAATTGATACTTCAAGTGGTATTGAAACTATTTATCTTGACCAACAGGTAAATTCTTATTCATATGAGGGTAGAGGTTATTATGGAGTTACCGAGACAGTTCCAACATATATTCGAGACCCAATACCCACAGATGTAACATCTACTAATACAACTATTATTCAGGCATTATCATATAGTGGGTCATCAAGTGGGTATATTGAATTACAAGGTGGCTATAACCCTTCAACCGACATACAAGATGGTGAGACAATCTTTAGTGGCCAGTGTGGTAATGGAATAGGATTAAACATTGATACTCAAAATTACATCAAAATAAACAGATTAAATTTTTCACGATATTACCATGGATTAATGTGTAAAGGTAATTACAATTACATTCAAAATCTTTGCAATAGTAATAATAATACAGATTATGGAATATATATCTCTGGAAATAATATAATAATAGATTATATTGGTAATGTCTGTAATAATTATTCTCATGGATTGCAATTAGATACGTGTAATTATGCAACTATAACAACAATTAAACATTGTAATAATAATAATACAGGTACAGGTTTATATATAAATAATTGTAATTATGCCCAAATAAATGAAAATACCCAAGCTTGTAACAATAGTAATAATGGTATTTTTTTATCAGCATCTAAATATAATATATTTAATTTTATAAAAGAAATAAATTATAATAATACTAATTTATCGATATCTGATGATAGTTCTTTTAATTTATTTAAGTCAATTCATAATATTAAAGCACCAAATGGACAAGCTACAATATCTTTATATGGTCATCATAATATATTTTATAAAATTGATGAGATATCTGATTCTTATATAAATTTAATAGGTAAAGAGAATAAATTTTGGAATTTAATATTTAATAATTCGAGTTATGCTTTTTATCTAAATTCTAATACTGGAACAAATTACTTTGCTAATGCGAAATTTAGTGGTATTACGTATTGGACATATAATAATTGGCCAACTAATTATGAAGCATATATTTATATTCATAATTATCAACAGACCGCTAATAACCATTTAATTTTAATGTTGGATGGACAAATAAACTCAACGATAGTTACCAGACATTCACCAACAGGGATTGCATGGGAATTAAAACCAACTGGTGTTAATCGAAATGAATATAGACCTGTTGAATTAGTTATTGGAAGATTTGCTATTGAAGCTAACCAACCCACTACAATATCAGCTTGGTTCAGACGCACAAATACAGCCATTACAGGTAAATTAGTATGTAAAGCAAGACAATTAGCTGGTATTACAGATGATGTAATAGCAACTACAGCAGCTGTCTCAAATACATGGGAACAGTTAAGTATTACGGTTACACCAACGGAAACAGGAGTTATAGAAGTTGTGGCTCAAGCGTTTGGTGGCACCACATATTCTGTGTTTGTTGATGATGTGATGACGAGTTAAACTTATGGGCTTAATTAATGCAAAAGACATAATTACATTAGATTATGCGTATTTAGGTAAACCTTTTTGTGATACCACTGTAGGAGCTGGGTTAAGCCTTAATACTTTAGATTATGCCCATTTAGCTAAACCATTTAATGGTAATTATTCTGGAATTTTTGACGCTTTAGGTTATATTGTTTTTGGGGATGATATTACCTTTGCTCGATATATAAGTGATACTTTTTATGACTCTCCTGGTCTTAATGATACCACAATATTATCAAAGGTTAATATAGATACTTTACCAGATACTTTTGACACACAAGACGATTGTGCAACTTTGGTAAAATTTTTGAATGAACTTACTCATGTTATTGATATTGATAAAATTTTAACTCCTTTATTTAAGTATTTTTTTACACTATCAGATATTTTGAGTATACAAGCAGATGTTGATGGTGTAATATTTTTTCCATTTTTATTGGATGGTGAATTATATTTTTTCGATTGGATTGTTCAAGGTGACCACGCTTTTACTGTATCACATGTATCTGATGATATTACTCCAATTATTATTTATAATCTTGGCAGTAATGTTACATGGATTGATGATTCACGTATTGCACAATTATTTAATCATGATTTAACTGATAATCCCAATTTTGTTCAAGATTTTATTTATACAATTCTTGAAACATTAGTTGATACAACTGATGTTGGAGATTTTGTAACAACCCTTCAACATATTCTGGATACTCTTGCAGATACATGTAATATCCAACAATCTATACAAGATAAAATTTCTTGGGCTATTACATCAGTATTAAACTTTACTGATTCAAGTTTTACTGGAAAAATTATTTGGGGTTTAGCAGATAAATTACAACTAACTGATACATTTAATACAATCTATCAGTTTTATGAAAACGTTTTCATTTTTTTGCAGAATAATTTAGATATAACAGGAAACAGATGGTTTGGGCATAATATTGATGATATTCTTCAAATTCAAAGCCAAATAGAACATTTTGGAAATGCAATTGAAGAATTAAAATCCGTTATAGATGTAGCTGATACATGGGTTAAATTATTAGCTTTCCAATGTGCATTAAATGAACTTTGCAATCTATTAGAACAATTTTATTGGGTTCAACAGGTAAGTATTACTGATGAGTTCAATGCTAATGATAATGTATTTCAACAGTTAAGTTTTAAGCTGGAACAAGCAGAACAATTTATTTTAGCTGGTGAAGTAACTCTTGCACAACAAGCTTTATTAGTTACTCTACAAGAGTTAATACAAATTGTACCAGAGCTCAAATTAGACCTTCAACAGATTTATAATTTACTTGAAACACTTATTGTTGATGATAGAGCTGATACCTTTATTGTGCCATATTTTGGTGCTGGGGTTTCAGTTAATGTTCCTGATACAACTACGACTGTTTTATTATATCATCCAACATTAGGTATGGGGTCGGCCAGTTATCCATATGTATCTTACACATTTAACAATACACATAAAATGTTATTTTCAGCTGGGTTAGGTGGAGTATATCAACTAACCAAAGAAAAGACTAATGATACGGCTGGGTTAGTATTAGATATGGCATATTTATCTTCGCCAACAAAGAAATTTTTATATGATTTGTATGTTGATGGAGAAATTACTAAACCATATCAAGTCAAAATTCAAACAGATATGCAGCAAACAACATATACTGGTCAATATAAAAGATTAAAAATTGGGAAAGGTTTAACTGGCACAAAATTAAAATTTATTTTACAAGATATTGATGCTATCAATGAACTTGTATTTACTCCAATTGAAAGTAGGAGGAGTAAATGATACCATTACCATCAGTTCCAGACTTATTAGACCCTCAATATAGTATTGAGGATTTTCAACCATCATTTACAGAGGTATCTGCACTTACTATTCTTGCGCCTCAAATTCAAATTCCAAACATTACACAAGAAACTTTACCAGATATTGATATAACTCCACCTAATTTTTCTATGGATACAATATTATCTTCTGCTAAAGATAAAGTTGAAGAATTTGTAACACAATATATTTCAGCTTATTTAACAGATTTTTATAATAATAGGGTCATAAATCAATTAAATGCGTCTAAATATAAGGTTTTTATTGATAGTTTATTAAGTGATATTTTAGTGCAACTATCAAATTTAGGTATCTTACCAAATGTAACTATACCTACTATTGTTGACCCTGTGAGAGAGGCTATTACTAAATGTATTTTAGATATAAATACAGTTGTTGATAAGAACATTATTGATAAAATTACTACTACTGATAAACTTGCTGCATTAGGTTTTAAAAAACAAACGGGACCTATGACAGAGGTCTTGGATAGAATTGATTATGATTCGTGGACGCAGCGAAATGCTATTGTTTTACAAACTAAAGCGCAGGTTATAAACCAAGTATTACAGTTAATATCAAACATGCTTGATAAGTTAATTTACGCTCAATATGATTATTATTCATATTCATATAGAAATTTAAGAGATGTTTATTTAGATGCAATTAGACAAGTATTTTATTCATTTGGTTCTATAGCACAAGTTTGGAGTGAGAGTATATTTGACCCAATTTTTCAACGTATTATGTGGTATTCAGATGTTGCGATTAATTTAGATAATATAAGGGTTGAAACTCAAGCGAATATTGCTGCTACTACATATCAAGCTCAAGTTAAAAAATATCAAAGTCAACTTGAATTAGAAGTTGCATTTAATTCGGCATTAGTAAATTTGTATAATTTAAATTTAGCTAAAGCTAAAGCTTGGATTGAAGCTGAATTTAATGCTAATAAAATAAACATAGAAACATTAAAAAATAGCATAGCCAGAGTAGAAATGGAACAACTTGAGCATAGTAAGCAAGCTACTTTAATAGACTTATTAACTACAAGACAAAAATTTGAAATTGAACGTAAACGGTTACTTGCATTAAGATATTTACAATTACTTGCTGAAATCACTCATTACAAAAATACAATTGATATTTACCAAGCAAATGTTGAACGCATGTCTGCTGACATTGATAAATATAGTTTAGAGTATAAAAAATTCAAAGCCAAAGCATCATTGGCAGAAACACAAATTAACAATGTTAAATTACAATATGATTTACAATCACAGCAATTAAATGTTAACGAGAAATTATTATCTGCTCTTATTAAATTGGGTCAAAGTGATGTTCAATTATTTGATTCTGCTGATAGAATTTTCCAGAGACGAATACAAGCTTTTGAACAAGAATTACAAATTAAAGAACGAAACGCTAAAGCGACATTAGAGGACGAATTGGCAAATAATAGAATAACTAATTTCCAACAATTATTTGATTATGATAGAGAACAAAGAAACCAATTAAGTCATCGTTATAATAGTGACAGAACAGATTATGCTCTTGATAAAGCCCACATTGAAAATGATAAAATAATGAATACAACAACAAATAAAACAAATGCTACTGCGGCAGCAATATTTGGTGTTGCGAGGTATCAACACATTGAAGAATTGATTAGAGCTTGTGCTATGGCACATGCAAAGGTAACCGCAACAATTTATGAAGCGGCTAAACCATAATTAAGGAGATTTGATATGGGTGCTGATTGTAATTACGGAGATTTATGGATTACCTTATCTGACCCAGCCTACCCTCAATCAGGTCAGGCTACACCACCTGTATCATTAACATTAGCAAATAGATTAGGGTTTTTATCACAGCAGCAACAACAACAAAATAGTGGTATAGTAGGTTTTTTCCCGAATATAGCATTTGGTAATGGTAATGCTCCATCAAATCAATCTACCGATGGTCTATTACCACCACCTGCATTAAATCAAATTCATGCACCAATGATTGAAATGCAATGGTTACAAAGTGGTTGCACAACTCTTAAGTTAACCCCATATAACCCTGATTTTAGTTTTAGTGATATTGTTAATCAAGCACAATCTCAAATATCAATACCAGAATTAGGTAACATACAGTCTATAAATACAGATGTTGGTAACTTTGGAGAATTACCTAATTTAGATGTAAACTGGGCTTATCCAACTATTCAAATCCCTGCATTAAATTTAACAATACCAAACATACAGCCACAAGCACCATCCTTATTATCCAGTGCGACTATACCAACAAATACTTTAGATAATTTTACTTTACCCAAGCCAGGTCAATTAACACCCATTACTATAACATTATTAAATATTGCTGATTTATTATTACAGATACAACCGACTCAAATTACAACAAGTATTGGTGATGTTGCTAAATCTAAAATTGCTGAAATTGTTAATGATATTTTTACATATATTAATGATTTTTTAACAAAATTAAACTTTACAATACAAGATTATAATTTTGAACTGTTAGCTAACGATGTTATTCAAAAATGTTTAAGTTTTATTCCAAACTGCCAAACCCCAATTCAAAATTTAACTTACTCATTAGTCAATACATTTATTCCAACCACAAATCGTGTATTAAAACAACAAATGCAAAGTGATAAACTTTTTACAGCATTACAGAACTATTTAGATACATGGGTTGATGACCAACAGTTAATTGCACAATTTCAAAATAATATACAACGGTTGCGACAAGTTAACTTAAATAGAACTATAACATTAAACAATGTATCTGGGTTAGTCAGCCAGATATTACAACAGATTTTAGATACTAAATTACAACAAGATAATACTACTTTACAAAATATCCTACATTTATTTACCTTAAAAGGGCAAATGGAAGGTTTTGTGACAATGGCTAAAGAAGTGCCTTTACAAGTCCAAGAATGGCGGGCTCGTATTGAATCTAATATAGATATGGTGTTAGCTTATAGCCAGCGTAAATCACAAGAGTATCAAATTTTATATGATAGAATTAAATCTGATGTAACAGCATATGAGCTGCAAATTCAAAAATTGGTTAATACGAAATTAAGTGAACACATGGCAGCAGACCTTCAAAATCAACTTCAAATGAGTTTAGCTAAATTAGCTGAATTAGATAATAAATTAGCAGCACAATATGTAAATCAAATCAATGAATTAAATAGTGGGTTATTTAATTTAGCACAAACATATTTTAATTTATATGAAAAACTCATTACTTGGGAAACTTTATCAGCATATAGATTAAGAGCTGAAGCTATGTATGCTAAAGAATTAGCCCGATATGAAGCGGCACAAGTTAATAATCAAATTGCTGAAGCTGAAAAAGAAGAATTACAAATTAAATTGCAGCAGTTATCAATGATTTATCAGATTTTAATGCAAGAACAGACGATATTACATAAACGATATAATGCAGAATATATATTTTATAAAACACAATTAGATACAGCCCAAAAACTTTATGAAATAACACAACAACACATTTCACTTTTTCCAAGTATGGTTGAAGCAGCTAATAAAGAATTAAACGCTATAGCAGCAGAACACTTTGTTCGTGAAGCAACAAAAAGCATGACTATTTATATGAATTTGTATGAAAAATATCTAAACATTTTGACTGAAGAAACGACTTTAAGTATGGATGAAATTATAGAACAAACTATCGCTGAAGCACATAAACGTGCTACAATAATTGAGAATAAGGTTGAAATTAGTAAAGTTTCAGCCGCTGAAGATGGTGCAATAACAACAGGTAACATTACTGATATTTTAGCAGACGCTGAAATTGAAAGTCATATTAGATATGGATAAACATATTAAAGATTTAACTTCATTAGATTTTTTTCAATATCGGGTTGAGCATGACAGCCCTGAATTTTGGAAAATCTTTTTTTATATAGAAGAACTTACTGAAGATATTTGTGTAAATATGTATGTATATGAAATATATAATCTAACAAATGGTTTATTTGAGATTATAACAACAGATTACAGCGAAAGTTATTATACCCCTATTAAAGAACATGTTAACAAAGAGTTCTTATATGAATATAATTCTATATTAGATTATGGATACATGCAGATGAATGCATATAGTCCACATCAGACTCTTCCTGGTTATTATGTTCCAACAGGTTTAGCTTTGGCATCAGCAAATGGATTTTTATATACATATAAAATTGATAAGCTACGAACAGATACCAAAGAGTTTCAATTTTCTATTTTTCATGGTGAATTAGGAAATCAAATTCCTATTGTAGGTTATAATGGGGATAGAAAATTTGCTCGTCTGCTTTATCATAATCAACTGGTTGATATTCAACATAAATGGGATAATATTTGGGAAAATAAAGCATTTTTTTCAGGTCTTGAAGGAGCAGACCCACCCTCACCTCCACCAAAAGCTTCAAATAGTAAACCATATCAAGCAGCATATGGTGGTTGGACTTTTAATGTAATAATTGGGATGGTATCAGGAGATTGTATATGTCCTGAATTACCAGTAACAGCACTACTTAACCGAGATGATGTCTCTCCATGTTTTGCATTCTATGATACATATAGGCAGTATGATAATTTATATGTTAGTGCAATACAATATCAGATATTAAAAGTGTGTGGAGGGGGGCCTTTTGGTTCAACATTTTGTGCACCATATGATTGTTACATTGAATTAACACATGATATAGATGATTATTATTCAATATATGCTAAAAATATACCGTTTTCTCATCCTACCTTAAGTAATTTAATAAAACATCATGATGTTATATTTATGAGTGAAGGTTCTGAAACATCAAAAATATATTCTTCTTATTATTGCAACTATTGGTTTATAGTTGCAGCAGGTTTTAATTATACAACAACTATTAAACATACATTATTTGATTATACAATTACAGAGAGTGGTTTTTCAAACGGTTTACGTTGTTATCCAGAGGCATCAAATGTTTTATCACCTGAAGCACAAGATTTATATTATAAATATCAACAACTTTACCGTTATCAACAGTTACGATATACTTGTGTTCCAATAAGGTTTGAACAATCTGATTTACAAAATGGTCATATAGAATGGGTAATATAAAAAGAGATTGGTTTACATGGGCACACCCAATTTTAATTGGTGGACAAGACCCTAAATCTGCCACATCATTTGCGGCCATGCGAGTTTTACAACCATTAATGGGTAATAATAGAGAGGATAGACAAAGTTCTACCATTCCAATAGTGCCAGGATTAGGAGATATTCATCATGCTTCTTTACATCAAGAACAATTTGCCTGGTATATAAATAAAAGTGGTTGTAAAAAAGCGTTTGCATACACTTTAATAGCTCCCATACACTATATGCCAGGTGATTTTGTGCAAGATAATAACGAAAATTTAACAGGGTTTGCATTATATGTTGGTATTGGAGCACAAGTTAACTTATGTGATATATGGACATTTATTAGACAGAAATATAAACTATCTAAAGTTGACTTAATTGATAATGATAAAATACAAGATAGTATAAAAAATTTATTACAAAATGGACAATTACAAGATTATTATTTAATATATATGGTTTCATATGTAAAACCAGACCTGTTTGATTTGTATATTCCATCAGATTATCAGCTTCAAATAGATACAGCAATATGGCAAAACTTTGTTTTACAAGCACATCAAAAATATCCATTAAAAAAATATATTGCAAAATATACAAACGATATATATACTAATTATTTGGATAATCCAGATTTTAAAATTGTGTTAGATAGTTTATCTCCAATATGTTTATCTCGTTTTAAGTTAAGAGTTTGGATGAGTAAAATAAAATAAAATAAGTGGAGCTTCATAAAACATAATTAAATATATTTATGTGGCTCCGAGATAATGGAGGCAAAATAAATGTATTGGTCAGATAGTGGTAAATTTGAACCAAACCCAACATTAATGGCATTATTTCAACGGGCACATGAAGACAAAATGTCAGAATTAAGTGCCATTAGAGCGGCGCAAGAAGCGCAAGCACAAGCTGGTTTACTAAATGCACAAAGTGCTGCTGCTTTAAGACCAAGCCAGTCAGTTGAAAATCTGGCTCGTGCTGACGCCTACCGAGCCCAAGCACAATATGCTATACCAGCACAAGGTAGTGAGTCGTATGCTCGTGCAAATGTATGGCAAGCACAAGCAAATGAAGCAAACGCTAAAAATAATGCAGCTTTACAGCCATATTATAAACAAATTAGTGATATTGCCGACCTGTGGAATAAGACACATGGCCAAAACCCTCCCAATGGAATTGGTCAACAAGTTACATTGGCAAATCCTCAACAGCCGACTGGGTCATTGTTCCCCTCATTTGATTTGTTCGATAACTATAAACTTCCATCTGCTGCAAATCTTCAGCAAAATCTATTTAATGAAGATAACACATCTACTGTTAATAATGATAAACAGGCATTACCTTCAAATATAGGAATACCAGGAATTCAGAGAATAAACCAAAATAATGGTGTTCCTTTATATACTAATAATACCTAACAAATAGCTTTACCAGAATATGATGAAGCTACAGGAGGTTAAAAATGGCAGGCACAACTGACTTACTTAAATGGCTAATTCCTATTGGAATTGGAGGTTCTTTAGCACGTTCATATATGGGTGGTAATAATACTACTCAAGCACTACCACAATCTACTGCATTACTACCACAACAAAATAATAGTTTCTATGAAGCTCAACAGGAAATACATCCTTATATAAAAAATCATCAAAATTTTATGGGTAAAGTTACTAATTATTTATCTAATTGGGTTAATCAAGAAAAACCTAATTTATATGAATTCAATGCAGTTATGAACGCTATATCTCCGTTAATAGAACAATCAAAATATTTAGCTGATAGTGCTGTAAAAACAGCTCAATCACGGGCAGCTGAAAGAATACATATGTTCGATACTCTATATGGTGGGGATAATCAAACCCCAGGAGCGGCTAATGCCACAAATAGCGCTACGAGATTAAATCAAGCATACAACATTGTTTATGGAAATAAAGATATGGATGCTAATGCACTTACTTTAGCGCAACGTTTAGGATTAACACAACAAAATAATCCATCATCAGGAACTAATAATACCCAGCAAGCATTACCAGGTGCCACAACACAATCAAATAATAATGATACAGATTATTTGAATAATGATTGGGACATTTACAAGGGTAATTTATTACCATAAACTGACTCTGAAGTAATATAAAATGCTTCCGAAGGAACATAAAATGAAAACGTTTTCATTTTTTGAGGTGCTATAATGGACGATTTACAGCAACGTATTCAATTATTTGAAAATACATTAAGACAACAAGGTTATAATGATGACCAAATAAATTCATATAAACAACAGTTTGGAATACCACAAGTTCAACAGACTGCATTGCCTGTAGGCCAACAGTTACTACAAGCACCTTTTCATGCTGCCGAGAGTATGGCTCCTCAAACATTAAATTTAGTTGGCCAAGCCCTTGATTATGTTCCTGATAGAATATTTGGGGCACAACCTGATAGTATATTCAGAGTTCTACAACAAGGAATGCAACATGTAGCACAAGATTGGCAGCAACGGGTTAATCAAAATTATGGAGGAAACCCTGAACAAATATACACAAATCCAATTGCTAAAATAGAGCATGGAGTTGTAAGTGCTTTACCAATTATGGCTGCTTCTGCTGCCGCTCCAGAAGTAACACTCCCAGCACTTTTTGCATCATCTGCTGAACAGGCACATCAAGAAATGCCTCCTAACCAATCGAATGGTCTATATCCTGAAGCATTTGGGTTAGTCAATACAGTAGCCCCTGGTATTCTTGGCAAAGTTACTCGTGGGGTATTAGCATCTAATGTTGTGCCTGATACATTAAAAGCAAAATTGCTGGAAGCTGGTAAGGCTGCATTGGCTGATGCTGTTACTATGGGAGCACAAGGAGCTTTGAATAAAACTCTTGAAGGGGCATCAGGTATTAATCCAAATGTTACTGCATCAGATATAGGCAAAGAAGGCCTTGAAAATGCTCTTGTTGGTGCTGTTCTTGGCGCAGGAACAGTAGGTGCTAAAACTCTAAAGGAAAGGTTGGCAAAGAATCAACAAAATGCAACTTCTGGAGCACAACTAACACCTGAAAAAGCAGCCAAATTACATGCACAATTTAGTCTTTTACATAATGAGAATTACGATAACTTATCTCCTGAAAACCAACAATTAGTTCAACAAGCCTATACTAATTGGACAGATAATCCAGATGAAATAGCTCAAAATTTTGCTAAATATAAAGATATTATACCATTAGTTATGGACTTAAATAAAGTTTATAATAAAGATAATCAGCAAATACCTGATGTAATTAAAGAAGCAATGCCTTATACAATGCACTCAGGTGATTTACCAAAAATAGATTTAACAAAACCTGGCAATAATCAATCACAAGAACCAATAATGAATGGTAACTTTGAAGTTTACCATAAAGATAATTTTACACAATTACTTGATAGACCTAATAAGCTTGTCATGACTTTAGTCAAAGATAATGATGGTAAGGTTAAGACATATGTTTTACAGGATTTGACTGAAATAGACCCAAAGACAGGCACATATCCAATTTTACATGAAACATCTGATGTGGCAGATATAAACAAGGTATATACAGATACCGTTAATGCTCGTCAACAGGAAGCAGTAAATCAAGCAGCACAGCCTGAACCTACTGAAACATCACAGGAAGCGCAGCCTGTTCCAGAAGCCCCTCCTGTTCAAGAAGCACAGTCTGAACCTGAAACATCACAGGAAGCGCATCCTGAACAAGTATCTGATTATCCGAATATTCCAAAATCTTATCATATGCCAATTGAAAAGGTTAGAGCTGGTCAATTGGAAGATACAATACATGATGGGTCTATTCCAGAGGGGTTTATACCAGTTAAAGTATTAGATAGAAATGAAAGTGGCACAGAAGTTTTTTATGACCCTCAAACTCAAAAATATTTTCAAACAGAAGTTGAACCAGGACAACGTCGAGCTATTGTAGGTATTACAGATGAATCGCCAACCTTATCCTCCCAAGAATTTTCAGAACCTCTACACGATACAGATATTATAAATCAAATTACTTCCACTATGTCTGGTGAAAAAATACCAGGATTACAACTTGTTGGACGAAATTTGAATCATGAGAGTAACAGTGGTATTTCTATTGATATATATAAAGACCCTAATAGTCCTGAACCAACATTTTTTGCAGTTCAAAATGTGCCAGGTAAGCCTTATGAAGTAATTGGGTATGGTAAAACTGCCGAAGAAGTTTTAAGGAATACACAACCTATATTAGATAGATTAGAAGAAAATGCTAAACTAAGTTCTATGGCAGCTCCCACTCAACCTGAAGCTACAACATCAACTGAACCTGAAACTACACAACCAACGGAAACTCCATCAATAAAGACGCAACCAACAAATTTTGAAACAATAGAAGATAGGATTAATGCAACACCATATAAAGAATCAATTCCTGGAACACAATATGTTGCAAGAGCATATAGTGAAACAAATAAAGATTATTTTGTTGATATACGCAAAGATACAAAAACTAACCAATATTATGCTATTTTTAATCAACCAGGGAAGTCACAAGAAATAATTGGTCAAGATAAAAGTGCTACGGAATTACTAAAAAAATTTAAGTATTATGCTGATAGACGGCTTGACGCTAAAGAGTCATATCAAAAATTACAAAATCCAACAGAACAAAATCTTCAGAGTAATAGAGTTCAAAATCCAACAGCTTCAGAAAAAAAAAGTCCAATTGAAGAAACTAATGTAGTAAATCAAAAATTACCTGAAACTCCACCAGAAATAAATACACATAATGTGGAAAAACAATCAGTAGAAGAACCAAATAATGAAGCAAATTCAAATACTACAAATAGGAAAACTTTAAAAATAACACCAGAACAAAAACAGGCCATTGATAATATTACTACAGTAGATAAGGAATCCACACCTATAGATGTTCAACAAAATCCAGAAGTAGGAAAAAATCCAGAGGTAGCATCAAGTGAATCTAAATTACAAGAAAAGCAAGGTACTGTTCCTGAACTTAAAAATACAAACGAACAAATACCCAATACATTTGTAGAAAACCCACACTTAACTCCAGGGGAGTTAATTACATATAATAAATTAAAAGCAAATATTGTAAATCACAACTTATTTGAAACATTTAAAAATCAAACTACAGATAATGATATATCTACAATAGCTAAAGTTTTAGGGGAAACTGATAATCTTAAAGCTAAAGAAGATGCTGTCAAAGAGGCCAGATATGAATCACCACAAGATTACCCCGCTAAACGTGATGAGTTACAGACATATAAAGAACAATTGAAGCAAAGATTTTTTGATGCTGTCACAAAAAACCAAACTATTCAACCACAAATTAAACCAACCATATCAAAAAAAGAATTAACACATCCAACCGAACAAACTATTAGTCAGTTACAAGATGATTTAGCAACAGGTAAAATGACAGTGCCACAAGTATTAGATATGGTGCAAAAAGTACCTGAAGATATTAAACCAGTTTTACAGGAACAAGCTAAACGAGATATTCAAAATGGTAATGTTGTTTATTATCAAAATTCAATATCACAAAAATTAACTAATTGGTTGCGTCAAACATTAGGTGACCTAACTCCAGCTAAAATTGAATTTGTTAATTTTGATAACATATCTGACAAATTAAAATCTCTTGGATTTACAGATAAAGATATTTTAGAAGCCATTGGCAGACATGACCAAACCATACCTGCTGATTTAGCCTTAAAAGCCTATTTACAAAAAGTTCGAGGTGTTAATATAATTCTATCAAATTCAAATGCTCCATTAATTTGGTTGCGTGCGGGTTTAAAAGACGCCGAAGCTAAACGCACAGCTTTGCATGAAGTTTTTGAAACATTAGTAAACAGTGGTTATTTTACACCAAAAGAAATTACAACTCTAAAAAAGGCTTTTAGTAATGGTAAAGAACATTGGATGGAACAAGCTGCTGATGCCTTTGCTGATAAAATAATGGAACCTAATCAAACAGGTATATTTAAGAAAATTGCAAACTTCTTTGAAAGAGTAAATAACGCTATAAACGGATTAGGTTTTAATAATGCTGATGATATTTTTGAGGCTATACAAAAAAATAAAGATAGGTCTATTTTTGCAGATTTTAGAAAAGCTCAAAACGAATTTGAAACTAAACAACTTAAAGCACTTGGTTTTTCTGTTGATAAAGATGATATAGTTCCTACACAATTTAGTATTATTAAACATGTTGTTGATTCTCTTAAAGGAGATAAACGTTTAAGCTCATTCGCCAGGATGTTTCTTAGTTCTCAATGGTTCAATCATCCTGTTATTAAATCATTGTTTAACATTTTTAAAACATCAGAGGAAAGAAGTAATTTACTCATAGCAGCATTCAAACAATTTTATAGGGATATTGAAAATGTTAAAAACCCAATGTTTGCAAAGGCCGTCTGGGATAGTGATGCTCAAGGTAAATTATTAGATAACAATACATTAAAAAATAAATATAAATTAACTAATGATGAAATTAACATTTATCACCAAACCAAACAATTTTTTGATAAAATGGCTACCGAATATTTCACTGCATTAAAAAATTCTGTGATTTATGCTTTGAGTAATACGCCTGAATATGCTAATTTATCTGATAATGCTCGGAAACATTTGGTTGAATGGATAGCTCAAAATAGTGATTCTTTAAGAGACAACCCTATTGTCATCCCAAAAGAATTTAATATAAAAGAAGATGAGACTGTTAATCAATTTATTGGGCATGCGTTAAGCAAAATTAAACCTTTTGATGACCAAATTAATGCTTATACAGCAGCTGATAAATTTTATACCCCTCGTTTACGGCAACGTGGCGAATGGGCTATTAAAGTTTACCAAGGGGTTAATGAACAATACCCTGATGGTACTACAAAATCATACTGGGCTGAATTACATAGAGAGCATACTCCTACTACAATCACACAAACAGGTGGTCATTATCAAGCCGCTAAAATAATGAAGAGGTTACAAACCCAATATAATGGGCGTATTGTTGATGAATTACCACGAAATGTTAAAGACAATGATATTGTTATTGTAAAAGCAAAAAATCCAAATAATGTATCTTCATTATATGAAGGAACTACTAATACAGCTGTGCAACAGTATCTTGAGTATATGACTGAAAGACTAAAGCAAGAACATCCTGTTGATGAAAAGGCTATTGATAAACTAATATCAATGATTCAGAGTGATATACAAAATGATTTTATGAGTAGAGGTTTTGCAACATCTCGTTTCATTCAGCGCCAAGAAAATCTTGTAGAAGGATTTGAAAAAAATCTTCCAAAGGTTATTTCTACTTATTTACCAGCAATGTCAAATAGCATTGCAAGACTCACGGCCACAAGTCAATTACAAGCATATCTAAATAGTCCTGATGTTAGACATCAGTTACAAAATGATACACAACTTTTCAAATATTATAACGAATATACTGGAGCAATGTTAAAACCAGCCAGCGTACTTGATAAAGCAACTGCAACAATAAAGACATTTTTAACTGTGCGTATGTTAGGTATGAGTCTTAAAAGTGCTTTATCACAGTTAACACAACCATTTACAGTAGGTCTGCCTGAAATTCTTGGTTTTATGAATGCTGAAGCGGATGCTTTGCGGCAATATAAACCAGAACGCACATCAGGTATGGATTTTGTTAATGCCAATATAAAAGCATTAAGTGGACTATCACAAAGTTCTTGGTCACTTCTTAAAAATTTAATGCGATTAGATACAATAAATCCAGAAGAACAAAACGCATTAGATAAAATTTTAGGCACCAGTGTAGCAGCAAATACTTTTGTTTCACAAATACGAAATGAAGCATCCATGATTTTGCCATCATATTTACATAGTCTATTTACTTCTTTAATGG